TCAGACCATTGAACTTGTTCAAGCCACTGTGCGAATGTCATGCAGAATATGTGCATCAAACGCCGGGCTGGCGTCAAGAAAATAATTGCACGCGATGCACGATAGTAATTGACCGTTAATGCATGGCGTGCACAATGGAGGCAACAAAGGAGCCAACATGACCCCAGACGAAATTACCCACATGGCGCTGACGTTCACGCGCCGCACCAGCGAGGCGCTGGCCGCGCTCGAGCTGCCCCGGTCGACCGACATCGAGATGTTCGAGATGACGCTTGATCTAGTCGCGGACAACCTGACGTTGTGCGAACACGGCTGGGACCTGTTCGCCTCGACGTGCCGGATCGAATTCTACGGCATCAGCGAGGTCGAGCCCCGCAAGCACCGCCAGTGGGTGTATCTCTACAATCAGGCATCTGACGCGCTGTACGCGGCTGACGCTCGTTTTACCGCCGAGGACGCCGCTGACTACCGCGCCGATCTGGCTCGTGATGAGCGTGCAGCATGACCGGCCTCGAACCCCTTCACGCCGCACCTCAAAGCCAGCTTGACGATGCAGCCGCGCACATCGGCCAGCAGCGCCTCCGCATCAAGAAGCTCGAAGCCCTGCTCGTCGCCTGCGCCGAATATCTAGAGCCGTATGCGGACGTTGTTGACGGCAGCTACGGCGAGCCGAGCCCGAACGCTGCGATGTCCCTTCTTAGCGAGATCAACGAGGCAATCGCGTGAGCGCCACCCTGCCCAATCTGCGTGACGCAACTATCGCCGTTTGGTTTTCGGCTGGCGTGCCGTCTGCGATGGCTGCGCACTACACGCTGAAGCTGTACGGACAGCAGAACCGGGTGCGTATCCTCAACAATCACATCGTTGAGGAAGGCGCTGACAACCTGCGTTTTCTCGCTGATTGCCAGGATTGGTTTGGCGTCGAAATCGAACAGGTCGTCAATCCGAAGTACCCCCACCAGAGCGCCGAAAAGTTGTGGGACGAACGCAAGGCCATGTCGTTCCCGAGCGGAGCCCCATGCACATTTCACCTAAAAAAAGAAGCGCGTCAGCTTTGGGAGCGAGACAACCACGTCGATTGGCATGTGCTTGGATTTGCTGCCGACGAGGCAGACAGGCACGACAATTTCGTGAGGTCCGAGCGCTCTAACGTCCTGCCCGTGCTGATCGCGTACAGGCTGACAAAGCGCGCCTGCTTTGAGGCTTTCGCACAGACGGGAATTGAAATCCCCGAGGCATATCGACGAGGCTACCCAAACGCGAACTGTTACGGCTGCGTGAAGGCCTCATCGGCATCGTACTGGAACCACGTTCGCAACGACGCGCCAGAAGTTTTTGCGCGCAGAGCTGAACAATCGCGCCGCCTTGGCGCTCGCCTCGTTCGTGTGAACAACGAGCGCATCTTTTTAGACGAGCTAGCCCCAACCGCAAAAGGTCGCCCGCTGACACGTTTCGACGTGCCGGAGTGCGGACTGTTTTGCGAGGAATTGCCAGCCCGCGCAGCCATCAAGGAAGAAATCACATGACCCTCGAAGACGTCAGACGTTTTGCGGAGAGCGGCGAAAGCCACATCCGCCAGATCGCGCTCACGAAGGAAGCAGCCCGCGCGCTGATCCGTGAGCATGACCGCGAAGTGAACGCCGCCAGCGATGACGCTGCGCTGTTGTTCGAAATCACCGCACGGCACAACGCCACGCCCTACCGCATTCTCGAAGAGATCGCCATCGAGCGGATGCAGGGGCGCAAATGAGCAATGTCGTCCAACTACGCCCGCACGCTCCGCGCCCCGTCCATGACGACAGCCTGCGCGCTGACTGCGAACGCCTGATGCGCCGGCTGGTGCGTGACGGCCGCACGCCTGAACGCGAGATGCGATTGTTGGCCGATCTGCTCGACCACATCATTGTGCGGATTGAAGAAGCATGACCCCCGACGAAATAGACCGCCTCTATCAATCCGTGATGCTCGCCGCGCCGATGGCGTTGCTTGGCGTGGTGATGTTCCTGGTGGTGTGGCTTTGGCCTGTGAGGAAGAAACCGTGAGTGCAAGTGACGTGATCGCGCGCCTGCGAGAGTTGCGCGCCAAGGCGACGGCGGGGGAGTGGCTTGCGATTAAATCCCCTCGCCACAATCACTGGAAAATTGGCGATGGTCGCTCCGTCTATTTCGACGTCTGTAACTTCATCAACATAGAGCATTTTGCCAAATGGGGCACGTCCGGCACGGCTGAAGACAATGCCAAATACACTGCCGCCGCGATGAACTCGCTGCCCGCGCTGCTGGAGTGCGCGGAGGCTTTGGAGCCTCTGATGCGCGCATATGAAGACCTGCTCGAAGATGTTCGCGAGCGCATCGCTGACCCGAACGGTGACTGTGATGACGTGGAGACGATAACAGCATTAGACCCGCGCTACAGGAAAGCCCGAGCCGCGCTCTTGGCGCTTTCAAAAACAACAGGAGAAAACCAATGAACACCGCTCTTGGCCGCTTTGGTCACCACCCCGACCCCGCAGTTGATTTCTGCGTGGAGGTCGAAATCCTGCAAGGTCAGGCATACGAAGCGCAAGTCGGAATGATCCCTGCCGCGCCCGTTGTTGAGCGCATCGACCGCGCAATGTCGTTCCGTGTCGGCGGCGACCTCAACGCCATCAGCGCCAAGGAGACGCTTCGCCAGTGCGAACGCGCCGCACTTCAGGCGCTGGCGGGAGGTGGGGAGAAGTGAGCCCTAACCCGGCTCCCTGACATGCACGCGGATAACCCGTTCGGGGTACCAGCGCCCAGCCGCTTCCACGAGGCATTGCCCATCCCGGTAGGTCACACGCAGGCCGCTATCAGCCCAGCGCGCCGCGCAATCATGCGCATGGCCGGCCACGAACGCCCACGCGCCAACGGCCCCGGCAATCGCGACGGATGTAACCGCCATGACTGCCGGGGATATGTGTATGCGGATAGTCTTAGCCACGCCAACGCTTGATCAAGTGATAGGCAATGACCCAGCCGGCGACGACGTAGGTCAGCATGGTCAGGCCCGCGAAGTATTCGGGGATCGTGATCACGTCGAGGAAGTCGAGAAGCGCGACCGTGACGATGAAAGACCAGAACAGGAGACGGGCGTTGCGCCAGAACTCCTTGTTATTGAGGTCGGGAAGTTCAAGCGTTGCCATTGTAGTCCTCCGATATGCGCCGCAGCGCGGTTAAATCTGACAACCAGCATCCAGCCACTGCTGCGCATTGTTGCGAACGTACTTGCGTGAAAACTCGTCCAGCGCGTTGTAAACTTCGGGCGGGACTTCCTGCGGGGTCTGGCCCCGGCAAAATTCCAGCTTCAACGCGGCGGCGTTGTCTTCAAGAGGTTTGACCGCCTCGTGCACTTCGACTGAGTACGCGTTGGACTTCGTCTGGCAGCTCGTCAAAAGTGGGAGCAGGAGTAGTGTCGTCACGAGCCTCAAGAGCTGCATCTGAGTGGTCCCTTTCTTGGGTGATAATCTCGGCTGAACGCGTGGTGACAGCTTCCCGGGCCTGCGCTTGCTTCACGGCCGACGCCTGGCGTTCGGCCTTGCGGCCGGCTTCCTTGAGATGCCGCTTGACCGCCTCCCAACCGAGAAGGGCTACGATGAGCATGACAACGAGCCGCGCGAGCGGGTTGTCAGTGAAGAATTTCCAGATTGCAGCCCACGTCATCCCTTGCCCCTATTTCAACAGCGTCTTGGCTTCGATCATGCCCTTGGTCATGACCTTCGTTCCGCGCTTGCGGGTGAACCAGCCGATTGCGGCCACGACTGCGGTAGCAGCGAGCGCAATCACGACAGGATCGCGCGAGAGGTCGAAAGCGATAGCCCCAACCGCCGTGCCCACGCCTAAGCGCGTGGTGATGATCTGGATGAGCGAGCCCGCGCCGACGATGACCATGCCAATCCCGCGCTGTGAGTCGGTAATGTTTTTCACGCCGTTTTCAGGCGTGACTTCGCCATAGGGGATGCTGCGCACATCGACCGTTTTCGGCGCGATGATGACGGGCTCAGGCGGGGGCTTCGTGACGATGACGCCGCCAACGGGCGGCGCAGGCTTAACCGGCGGCGGCGGGGGCTGGGGAGCCGGGACCACCACCGCCGGCGCCTGCGCAACCGGACCACTCGGCGGCGCAGGAACGGGGGCAGACACCAGCGGAGGGTTGGGCTGGGGGGCTTCCTTCTCCGCTGGTTCCGCCTCGCCTGTCGGGTTGGGGGGGACAGGCTCAGCTTTCTTGACCAATTCTGACCAAGGTTTTTTCAGGATGTGCGAGGTGTCGGGCGGGCGCGATGTGTCGAGCCGCGCACGCATCAGCGTGTCTTCAAGCGAGGTGCTTTCGTTGGCGTCGATCTGCCCGCCTTCGGTCACTTGCAGCTTGATAACCGAAATGCTGCACGCGTTCTCCCACGGGAGGTCGCAGAACAGGCACGCCTCGGCCAAGCGGCGCCGGTACAGGCCCTTGAGCGGGATGCCCGCAGCGCGGCAGTTGCGGGGGAACTGCAACAGCGCTGAGCCGTAGCTGCCCGGCGTCATCACCTTGCCCGCATCCGTCACGCCGCCATTCAAGCAGGCCTTTAACGATTTCGGGACATAGCCCAGATTGAACGCCAGCGACGTCAGCGCGTCGAACTCGCCTTGCGTGAGAGGCACCGTGATCTGGTCACGCACAATCTGCGCATGGCTCGCCACGTCCTCGTCCAGCAGCGCGTCGGCTTCAGCCAGCGTGATGCGCTTGCCGACAACCGCAACCGGCCCCGTGCGGCCGTAGCCAATCGTGGGGATGCCGATAGGATCGAGGTAGCCCGTGAGGCTCAACCCCTCGAAGTGCCGGATAAGGTCTAGCGCGGCCTTCGACGGGTACAGCTCACTCGGCGGCCTGCGGCGTAGTATCTCGATTGCCATTGTCATCCTCCGAGAGATCGGCTTTGGTTTCGTTGCGGACCTTGCGTAGGTCCTCGATCAGACGTCGGCGGGCAGTCGTGCGCCCCCCGCGTGATCCGTTCTCTTGCGCCTCTTTCCGCTTTGACATCGCCATCTGCACGGCGAGCAAAGCCTGCGCGCCGACAGAGCCGCACGCCTCGAGCAAGATCACCCAGAACAGCGCGAAGGCGTCACGGAACGTCACGCCATCGAAGCCAGCGAAATACCGCGCGGGAGCCTGGAACACCGCAGGCAAGGCCGGATCGCCAATGGCTGCTTCCGTCGCCTGCTGACGCGCGCCTAGCCTGTCGGTTTCAGCCGCTGCAATCTTCGCGTCCTGCTCGTCCAGCTTGGCTTGCGCCTCGGTCTGGTACTGCGCGATGTTCTTCTCATACGTCGAGACGTCATCGTTGCGGCTGTTGCCGTCATCGAGGACAAGGTTCATCGACTGCCGCGCGGCTGCTACCAACTGGTCACGGTCGGCGCGTATCGCCACCTTTTCCTTCTCGGCGCGGGCAATGATCGTGTCGGCGCTTTCGGTCGATGCGCTTTCCGTCTGCGTGACAGCTGCGCGCTTGCGGTAGTGGTAGTCATTCCCCTCAGTCACGAAGCCCAAAGCCGCGACACCGCAAGCCAGCAGGCCCATTACCCAGATGAAGCGCAGCGTGCGGCCGGCAGAAGCGTTCAGCTTGTTGGTCTTCAAGTAAACGATGGCTAGTCCACCGAATATTACGAATGTCCTGAACACGACCCCCGCAGCCATGAAGCTCGTCTCCATGCCGGGCGGGGCGAGGCTGGAG